GCGGATTCGAGGATGCGCTCGGCATCGATTCGCGCGGAAATGTGTCGATGCAACTCGGCCGTCGGCTCGGGCAGCAACGCGGAACGGTCTTCGCGGGGCGTCGATTGCTGGCAGCGCGGCAGGGCGGAACGGGTACGCGGATGTGGATTCTTGAGCCGACGGACACTTCGGATCTGCCGCCGGAGGAAGTTGTGAAGCGTGCTCGACGGCGGGTTCCGAAGCTCCGAAAGACCGGATCGGCCGCGAAATGACACTTTGCGACACTTCTCCGACACTTCTGTGGAGCAAAGTGTCACTGATAAAACCGCAGGTCAGAGTAGTAATAGTAGTATTTTGTGACACTAAGACACTAGTGACACTTATTATCTATACATACACACATCCGCTCGCACGCTCGCTCGTACCGAGACCTCGGGATAAAGTGTCGGAAGTGTCGGGGTGTCACAAAGTAGTGCCTGACCTGCGAAAACGTCGTGACACGTTACATAGTGTAAGTGTCGGGAAGTGTCGGGAAGTGTCTAATCGTATGATTAAGCGGATCGCGGTTACGCAGAGTAGTTCCGAGTAGAATCGGTAGTGTTCTCGACATAATGGAGGTAGTAAAATGGCAATATTGAACGCAGGGGATACTCCAGGCGAGTCAGAACTGAGCCATGGTTCTGGAATAGCTCCGAGTGGAAAGCAGCGAGCCCAGTTGCCGAATGCGGCGGGGGATGACGAGTACTCGGCGTACGAGCGGTTGCGGTTCGATCACCTCGCGTATACCGAAGAGAACTCGATCGATCCGGAATTCACTATTGACCCGGATCACTACTCGACGGAGGCATAAGTGGACGACGTAGTTTGGTGTGAGGAGGTGACGAAGGGTGTCGAGTGCGAATGGGAAGCGGAGCCCGACACAACGCCACCTCGCTGCACGAAGCACGCGGTTGTTCCAAAGTGCCCGGACACAACCGTTGACGGATTCCCCTGCACTCGGCCACCAAAGAAGGGCAGGGACGACGGCAAGTGCTCGGTGCACGGTCGCATGGCGGACGGACACAAGCAGGGGAACCCCAATCCTCGGTGCACCGGTACGCGACGCGGCAAGACGTGCACGCACTACGCGGTCCGGGGGTTGCTCTACGAAGGCAGGCCGGTATGCAGCGAGCACAGCAACCCTGACCCCGCTGTGAGGGCCCGTCTGAAGGCTCAGGCGCTCGCTAAGCGCGAAACAGGCAACGATCGGTTCGCGGCCCTGCTGTCGGGCGAACTGGCCGTAGAGGCCCTCACAGACGAGGAGCTGCTGCGTGGCTGGCCGATCCCGTCGAACGGCAGCCGGATAGGACGACCGCCCTCGAAGATTCCGCTGTCCGTGCACAAGCGCTGCACGCAGGAGCTGTTCAAGCGGGCGGACGAGAAGCTCAAGGAAGGGCTGATTGAAGCGGTCGAGGTGATGAAGGGGTTGATGAACGACGAAGACTCAACCCCCGCCGACCGGATCAAGGCGGCTACGTGGATCTACGAACGCGTGCGCGGAAAGATTCCAGACGTCGTGCAGCACGTGCAAGAACGCCCGTTCGAAGTCGTGTTTACCAAAGTTGAGGCAACACGGCGAGTACGATCGGAGCGGACCGAGGGCACGGCAGCACTTGAGTCCTATGTAGACGCAGAGGAAGTAGGGGACGAAGATGAGTGACAAAGAGTTGATTCTCGACCACACAGTTGGTATTGAGGACTTCATCGGGCAGGCAGTAGGTGCCGCGTCGGCGTGCTGGTCGAACCTGTCCGGCGCAGGAGAGTTCGAATCAACGCGGGCTTCCGCGATCGTGGACGAGATCATGGACCACCTGGCAGTGGTGCTGCGATGAATGACAACGCCAAAATGATCAGCCTGACGGCAATGTGTGAGACGGCGACCGAAGTCGGCACCGCGCAACTACAGATGCAGCAAGCGGCGGACGTACTCCGCGCGCAGGGCATTACGCACAGCGTCGGGTACGTGGAAGTTGAGGAAGGGCCGGATCCGTCGGTGTGGCTCGACAGGGCGACAGGCGCGATCATTACTCGGATTCCAGACGCGACTACCAGTTTATACAAGTGTGTTTCCTTGACGTTTGTTGAGAATATTCCCAAACTGGGCATGCTTTGTTCGATCGAAGAAGAATGGGAAGTGCTCGCATGAGTGAACGCGTCGGGTTGTGGCTGTGTCGAGTGCTGAACTGGCACGTGCGTATCGAGATAACCGGATACCAAAATGGCCGATGTGGAAGATGTGGCCTTCAGGGTTTGGTAGATTCCCAAGAGAATTTGTTCTGATCGCGTAAGCTCTACCGAAATCGCCGATAGGGGAAGTCATGAAGATCAGCAAGATTTATTTTGGGGAAGACGAAGAGACGTTGCTCGTGCAGTTCGATGACTACCGGCTGGCTGAGTGCAGCGCCGACGGGGGCATGGAGTGGGACCCGACTACGCGGAGGCCGGACTTCTGGACCGAAGTGCCGCTGCCGTCGCAAGAGCCGAAGCGTGTTGCTCCATGCTGTGGTCCGGGGCAAGAGAAGATCCTCGGGCCGCACGGTGGCCCCTGGGGTACGCACAACGTGGTCTTCGAGTGAGCGCCGACCACATCTGCGATGCGAAGTGCGTGTGTTCCGAGCATCCGGATTTGCGCATGTACTACTCACCTGCGAGGGATGAGCACGCGTGTGCAGATCACGATTGCGTACACGCACATGGAGAGAAGATCGAGGACTGGCTGACCGAGCAGCACGCCTCCTTCAGGCGCATGAAGCAGCGCCGGACGAACGGACTGTGATGAATGGAAACGAAACGGTGCTGCCTGTGCGGCGAAGACAAGCCCGCGACTGACGAGCACTTCGCGGTCATTCGGGCGCGAGTGCGCAAGGACGGGTACACCAACAGGGCCAGAAGAGAAAGTAGATGCAGACCGTGTTTGACTGAAGCCCGGCGCCCACATTCGGCAGCCCGGCACGAACGAGAACGGGTTAGACGAATGGAAACCGAGACGAAGATCTGCACGAAGTGCGGCAAGGAACAGCCGATCGAGAACTTCTACTGCACGCTCGTGAAGGCGACGGACAAGCGCCGGGCGTACACCTACGTGCGAGTACCCTGCAAGAAGTGCCACAAGACCTACGTCGATCTCCGGTACCAAAAGACTAAGAGCCGTCCGATTCAAGGCCGGGTGAAGCTCGTGCCCTTGCCAACCCGAGAAGAACTTGCTGAGTGGCACGCCGCCGGGTGTCCATTGGGGAATAGGAAAGCAGCATGATGGAGGTTTTAGTTTCAATTCTTTCGTGGCTTGCCGGTATCGCAGTATGGGTGGTTTTAATTATCCTAGTTGCGTTCGTCTCAGGTGCAGTAAAACGGTTGAAATGGAAAAAGGGTCACAAGTACTGGTCGTTCGACGAAGTGCAGCGGACGGCTTGCCCGGGCGGGACGATCTACGACAAGCACTCGCTGTGCCGGGTCAAGGCGACATTGCGCTTGCGGTACTACTGGCGTTGCTGGCGCTGTGATGGCAAGTGGCGCACCCAAACCGAAGACATCCCGGACGGAGGAATATCGGTGTTCGAATTCAACGCAGTGCATCCGCCGCGTAAGCGCGACCGAGACGTGTAAGTGCACAAGGTGGACTGATCGGGTATAGTGACCGGCTGACCGCTTTGTCGACGACTTCGGGAAGGGGCTCACGGTGTGTGGCGTTGCCCGGTGGGTGCGGCAAACAAACCGAAGGCTCAATCATTTGGAGAAACGAATGTCCGCCGTTGATGATGTCATCGCGCAGCTCGACACCGCGACGAACGAAATCGCCGCTGACCTGGCCGCGCTCCGGGATGCGGTCGCCGGAAACGACGCCGCGACCGCCGCGAAGTTCACGCCGCTGCTCGATCGGCTGACCGCGCTCGGTGCCGACCCGCAGAACCCGGTTCCGCCCGCACCGCCGACTCCGTAGGTTCGGGTATAGTGATCAGCTGTACCGTCGAGAGCGCGGATGCACCCGGAGCAGACCGGGGCGCCGCGCTCTCGCATTCCTTTTGGGGATAGGAGCACACAATGGCACGAGGCGTGAAGAAAAGCCCGTTCGCTACCCGCAACGCGGCAATCCAGCCGATCCAGGATCAGCCGCCGTCCACGAAGGACAAGGAAGCTGCCGCGATCGTCGCGATCAACGTCACCGGTGGGATCACGACCCGGACGCCGCCGCGCATCACCAACCCGTTGCAGCAGTCCGGGCAGCAGGTCACGAAGGCGCACCGGATCAACGGCGGCAGCTCGGTTAAGCCGCAAACCTGATACTCCAATCGGCCGACATACTGAGCGTGGCTCCGACAGGCTCAGAGGTCTTGTGCGCCGGTTGGCCTAGCTCGCGCCCTCCGGCGAAGGCGCGAGAACGACGGGGGTAGACTTCCCCAGAATATCCCCCGAGGTGAAAAACCCTCTCTGGCTCGCTGTGTGCAGTAGGTGTCGCACAGCTCGCAGCCGAGAGGGTTTTTCGCTGTTCAGGAGTTGTGCCTATGGTTACTAACGGCGATGCGGCGCCCGTCCTCATCGCCGTCGTAGCGGAAGTTCTCGCATGAGCACCAAGCAGAGAAAATCATCGGACCGCCGAAAGCCCGGAACACGCCGTCAGCGTCGTAGTTCCCAGTTGACCCGTGGGCGTATCCGATCTTGTGCGTCGAGGGCAGCGGAAGGACAGCAAGCGCGTTCCACCCTGCATGTGTCATGCGTACAGCGCACGCTTTCCACTCAGCAAGTCCGAGAGCTTCAAGTTTGCGGAATGTCGCTGTCGAGCACCGCAGGAGACGGCCGTCATCCTCGACGCTCTCCAGTGAAAAGACGCCAACGTTGCTGACGAGGGAGACGGAGACGCCGGTTTTGGTCATACTGACAGCTTACACCAAACTCCAAAACTTGGAGATAACGGCCACGTAACGATCGGCCAGGCCCTAGGGTAAGATCGCAAGGAGGTTTCACGGGGAAGGTAGTGCGATGACGAACACCCTGAATAAATGGGATGTGTATGACTCCGACGAAGTGCAGTGGGAACCGCACACGTTGCAGGAAGAGATCGTGTCGTCCGCTGCGCGGTTCCGGGTGGTCAGTGCCGGGCGCCGGTTCGGCAAGAGCGTCATCGGCGGCCATGAGTTGTTACCAGAAGCCTTCGTCACCTACTCGCAGAAAGAGTCGCTACTGACGGCGGCGAAGCGTAGGGAATTCTGGATTTGCGGGCCAAATTATTCGGATTCCGAAAAGGAATTCCGAGTGATCTACAACCTGATGAAGAAATTGGGAATGCCGTTTGACCGGCCGGGTACCTACTATGACTCGATCGGCGGATCGATGCACATCTCCGCGTTCGAGGGCACGTTTCAGGTGCACGCGAAGTCGGCCCAGCATCCGGAAAGCCTCGTCGGGGAGGGGTTGTCCGGGGTGATCCTGGCCGAAGCGGCGAAGCTCAAGGAGCGCGTGTGGACGAAGGCGATCCGGCCGACTCTCGCGGACTTCGGCGGGTGGATGCTCGCCACCTCGACGCCGGAAGGCCGCAACTGGTTTCATGACATGTATCAGGCCGGGCAGGATCCGCTTAATCCGGATTGGGAATCGTGGCGCTGCCCGTCGTGGGCGAATCAGCACGTATACAAGACGCCTACGTCCACTCGGGACGTCGCCCGGCTACAGACAATGCTGGAAAACCCAAAGATCCACGATAACGCGTTGCAACTCGTGAAGAAGTATGGCCTAAAGATCGACTCCGAAATCGTCAGCCTGATAATGGACCTGACGGCAGAAGCCTTCAATCAGGAAATTGGAGCGAAGTTCACTGACTTCGTCGGTCGGGTGTTCAAGGACTTCGACGAAGAGATTCACGTTGGGGACTTCGAATTCGAGCCCGGCTGGGAAACATATGGCGCAGTAGACTGGGGCTTTACGAACCCGTCGGTATGGATTCTGATTCAGATCAGCCCTTGGGGAAACATCCGCGTGCTCGATGAGCTGTACACCCCCGGCTTGACCCCCGAGGAGTTCTCGAAGGAAGTCAAAGCGCGCGGGCTATGTCCGCCCGGGCTGAAGACGTTCTACGCCGATCCGGCAAGCCCGGGGGATACGCGGGTCATGGAAGGGGTGCTGCGCGTCAACTCGACCGGCGGAACCGGCGGTGAGCTGAACCCCCGGCTCGACTGGATTCGAAAGGCGCTGAAACCGCGCCCGTTCGAATTGCCAAACGATCACCCGGACAAGATTCCACAGCTGATGTTCGACCGCCGATGCACAAATGGGATTCGGGAGATGGGGATTTATCGGTATCCTGACAACAAAGGTGAAGTCGATAAGAACGCACCCGAGCTGCCGCTCAAGAAGAACGATCACTTCCCTGAAGCTCTCGGCAGGTTTGGTGCTGGTAAGTTCGGCACGCCGCAGAAGCAGGCCATGCGCGCGCGTACGCGTAGCGGATACACTCAGAACGACAAATCCGGCCTTTGGGCGCCTAAGAAGCGATGAGGAATAATGGCTACTGATCAATGGGCATCGGCACGACCGTTATTTGGCAAAGCGCCGGAACATGTCGTGACCGAGGACGACAAGGCACGGCTGCAAACTTATGACCTGTATGACAACATCTTCCGCAGTGCGCCTGCGACGTTTGCGCTACAGCAGTACGGGCAAAACGCGGCGCCGATCTACCTGCCGGGGCCGAGGAAGATCGTCGAGGCGAGCAGCCGGTTCCTGGCCGTCGACTTCAACTACGCAGTCGACCCGGATGCGACACTCGGCACGCCCGAAGAGCGGTTGCAGATCGACGCGTTCCTGTCGCAATTTTGGCGCAGGGAAAAGTTTACCTCGAAGTTCAACACGCAGAAGCGTTACGGGCTTGTGCGGGGCGATGCGGTCTGGCACATCTTCGCCGATCTGAACAAAGCCGAAGGACGGCGGATCTCGATCCGGGAAGTGCACCCGAAGGGGTATTTCCCCATTCCCGACCCGAACGACAACGAGCGGATCATCGGCGTGCACCTCGTCGACTTCGTGCGCGACCCCCGGGAAAAAGACCCGCTGACGAAGAAGGTCGTCGTCCGGCGGCAGACGTACCGCAAGCTCGATCCGACGTCGCCGAACGGCACACCAGTAATCACGAGCGAGTCTGGCACGTACGAGATCAATGCCTGGGACGATCGGAACCTGGTCGCGAAGGACATCAAGAAGGTCTCGCAGATCACTCCTGTCACGCAGCTCGATCCACGCATTCAGTCGATCCCGGTTTACCATATCGCGAACAAGCGGATGCCCGGATCGCTGTTTGGAGATTCGCAATTGCAGGGGATCGAGCGCGTCTTCGCCGCGATGAATCAGTCCATTTCGGACGAAGAGCTGACGCTCGCCACGCAAGGGCTCGGCATGTTCTTCACGACGTCCGGCCCGCCGACGAACGCGGACGGCAGTACGGGACAGTGGGACCTAGGTCCCGGGCAAATGGTAGAAGTCTCGCCCGAAGACAAAGTCGGGCGGTTGACCGGGGTGACGACCGTCGCGCCGATGCTCGATCACATCAAGTACCTCGGTGACGCGGCGGAAAGCTCGGTCGGCTTGTCGGACATCGCGACCGGGCGAGTCAACGTGACCGTCGCAGAATCTGGTATTTCACTGTTCCTGCAACTCGCGCCCTTGCTGGCCGCGAACAAGGAGCAGGAAGACGAAATGCTGCCGGTCTATGACAACATGTGGTACGACCTGAAGACCGGCTGGTTCCCTGCGTTCGAGGGCTTCAACGGGGACAGCACGGTCGAGGTGTCCACTTACGTCGGTGACCCGATGCCGGTCAACAAGGCGGCGGAAATCCAGGACATCATCAATCTCGTGGCCGCATCGCTGATGAGCATCGACGAAGGCCGCGCCAAACTGAAGGAACTAGGCGTCGAACTCGCGGACGGCACCGACGCAGCGGCTATCATTGCCGAAGCAGGCGCAGTCGCGAAGGCGAAGTTCGGGGATCCCTTCGCGAACCGCGCCGACACCGAGTTAGACGAACCCGGGAACGCCGGAGCCGGAGGTTAGACAAATGGAAGATTTGGGACCGATTTTCACCGCACAGTTCGATAGCGAATGCTGCAATTGCGGTGACGAGATCGAATATCTCGACGAAGCTCGCTACAGTGATGGAGATGTGATCGGCCAGGGCTGTTGCGGCTGGCAGATCGAAGAGGCGAACAAAGAGGAGGCCGACGCATGGCGCTCAATCTGATCAATCGTCTCGCGCGGCGCCTGCGGGTTTCGAAGCTCGGCTACCTCTGCACGCTGCACAGCTTCGGCCCGGCCTATCGCGGTAGCCGAATCGGTCGCGTCCTGCGCGATTGCATGCACTGCGGTTGGATCGAGCGTGTGCGATGAACGCCGAAGAGGACAAGATCAATCAGGAAGCCGACGAAGCGTTCCGGCCGCACCTGCTCGCGTATCTGCGTAAGAAGGATGGAATTCCCGAAGACTCCTACATGACGCATTGGTATGTCATCACTGCGTCACAGATGGCGAGTAATGCCAATTACTCCGCTGTCGCCGGTTGTCCGAGCGAAGGCTTTCCGCTCGCCTATCAGGTTGGAGTGGTCGACTACACTCTCACACAACTACGGCACGAAGTGGTGAGGGACGATGACGACGACTGAACCCAACCTCACATACCCGCTTACGCAGTACGTGCGGGAAACCCTTGTTGCCCTGGCCGCGCAGACGACGGACGAAGTGTGCGGATTTATTCGCTACGCCTTCGCCAATTCGCAGATCGTGCATCCGATGGAAAACGTGAGCAAGTCGCCCGCGCGGTTCTTCGCGATGGATGATGAAGAAATGGTGGAGTACTACAAGAACCACCTGCCGCGTTCGATCGGGATGTATCACTCGCACCCGGGTGGTTCGCTCAAGCCGAGTCCGGCAGACATCGAGCACGCGCCGATGTTCGGCCGGTACTTCATCGTGGCTCGCGGCATGGTGATTGAGTGGGACCTGTCGAACCGCGCGAAGCCGGTACGCGTCCCGTGACTAAGCCCCTGCCGAACGACCCGGACCGGAAGCGCTTCTTGCTGCCGTTCGTCCGGGTCATCAAGCGCTCGGATGCCGAGATCCGGACGCTGCTCGATCAGGTTGCCCGCGAAGCGGCGGCTGACGTCGCCCGGCTCGACCTGAAACCCGGAATCGGCGCGACAGTCCGCGCGAACCAGTTGCGGGGCGTACAGGGCACGCTAGCGGGCCACCTGGCCAGTTTGTGGCACTCGGTGGGCAACGTGATCCGGGCTCGCCGCGAGGAAGGCATCAAAGTCGCGCTCGAAGCAGGGATGGATTGGGACAAAGACCTGCTTATGCGAGCGTCAAGCGGCAGTGTCCGGGACATCCTGCGCCGGGGGCTGCGGGAACATGCTAGCGCGCTATACCCGCGAGACAATCCCACTGTCCGACAAGGTCTACCGCACGCAGCAGCTCTCGCAAGGCTACGTCGATCAGGCGGTGAACAGCGCGCTCGGCCGGGGCCTGTCGGCGCGCGAGCTTGCGAAGGAAGTCCGTGACCTGATCCGGCCGGACACCCCCGGCGGCGTGAGCTACGCCGCGATGCGGTTAGCAAGGACCGAGATCAACGCCGCGAACAAGTACGCGAGCGAAACGGACAACGCCGAAAAGCCGTTCGTCGACAGCATCGAATGGAAACTGTCCCTCACGCACCCGAAGAAGGAGAAGGACATCTGCGATCGGTACGCAGAGGACAGTCCGTATCCGAAAGACGAAGTACCGGCAACGCCGCACCCGCAATGTCTGTGCTATCAGGTGCCAAAGGTGCTCGACGAAGACGAGTTCATCAAGAACCTGCAAGGCGGCGACTACGACAAGTACTTGTCCGACAAATATGGAATCGATGACGAGTTCCCGGCCGAACGCGAGAAGGTCGCCCTCGCGCCGGTCGCACAGATCATCGACCGGCAGCCGAAACCCGAGAAGCCGAAACCCGCTGCGCCGAAGCGGCTCGACGTCGCACAGGCCGCCTGGCACTCCGGCCGGTTGCTCAAGGGTGCGGAGTACGACGCGCTGCCGGACGACATCCGGAATGATCTGATCAATGTCACGGTCAACATGTTAGAGGGGCTGCCGGAAAAGAAAGTAGCGGCCCTGCGGGCAATCCGGGTCGGCGGAATTCAACTGTCTGCCGGTACAAACCAAAGAGTCAATGCCGAGTACGACCCGGAAGCACGCGAAATTCGGCTGTCGGATTGGATCGTGCGCAACGGTCGCAGCAAGGTGCGGACCGAGGATAATCCAGGTTGGTACTCGGACACGGGCTCGCAGGCGTGGCTACAGGGGACGCTGAATCATGAGATGGGGCACCACCTCGACATGATTACGACTCGAAACTCACGACTGGACTTGTACGCCGCAATGCGCGAAGTCGATCCGAATTGGCAAGCAAAGCCACCGCAGATCGGCGACGAATTTGGAATAGACTATAACGACTTGAATACCGAACACGTCGTCATGGCCGTTGGAACATACGCGAGCACGAACAAATGGGAACTTATCGCAGAGCTGTACGCCGAGTTCCGGGGCGACAAAGCGGAGAAGAGCGCGCTCGCGAAAGCTGTCGGCAAGTTGCTACATCGAGACTTGGAGGAGGAATGACAACGATCAGTCCGAACAGGGAGACACTGCAAGATATACTCGATCGCTTGCAGAAACGACCCGTGAGCACTGAACGCGAGCGGGCAATCCGAAAAGTACAACGGCAGTTGGACTCACTCAAAAGGTAGTAGGGGAAGGTAAGACATGAGTCAGGAACTTTTGGCAATCCTGTACGGCGACGAAACGATCGGCGGCTTCCGGATTTTCCGACACTGTGGTGCGGAAGGCGAAGACGAGACCGGCGACGGCACCGAGGGCGAAGAGAACGACGACGAGGAAGAGTCCGAAAAGGACGACAAGGGCAAGCCGAAGCCGAAAGATCCGAACATCGCGGCGCAGAACCGGAAGGAAGCCGAAAACCGGAAGCTGCTCAAAGAGGCGAACGCGAAGATCAAGGAGCTATCCGACGCGAAGGAAGCGCTCGAACTCAAGGACGCCTCGGAGCTCGACAAGACGAAGGCCGAACTGAAGAAGCGCGAAGAGGCCGAAACGAAGCGGGTCGGCGCGCTGAACAAACTGGCGATCGAGAACGCCGCGCTGAAAGTCAAGATCAAGGACGTCGAGTGGGCCGACATTGAGGACGTGCTCGACTTCCTTGCGCGCGCAGAG